TTTCGAACTCGACTACGTCCGCTCCGTGGGCGGGCTTAGACCAATAGAACATTCCAATCTTTTCTACTTCGCCAGCCATGTACTGCTTACCTGAGGAAAGCCCATTGTACTCTCCGTCGCAGTTCTTAAAGACTTCCTCTACGTTTATTCGATTACTCATTCTTAGACTCCTAGGGCGTTTCTAAGCGCCTTTTGAATTTCCCGCGTAGCATACGCCTCGGGAGTAATAGCTTGGTGGGTTGCCATGTCCTTAATGCCCTTTAGCTGGCTTTCGGAAAGGGGAAAGTGAAGATCTCCGATCTTCACTGAGGTAACCTTAGCTACCTTCAGGGCTAGCTGCTGGGGTTCATCAATCTGACCTAGAAGGTCTTGAATAGCTTTTAGGGGTTCTCCCATCAGGAGAACCACCTTGCCGCTGCCAACATCCGCGTACTTCTCGATAACGCGCTCGATTGACTCGCGGGGGTTCTTCGGGTTCTGACGGCCGTACTTCTCGTAAGTTTCATCCGCGATCTTTAGACTTAGTATCAAATGACACCTCTTTCCTTATTATACTACAGAATCCCACATCTTGTCAAGTATATCCTGCTCAATAGTTTCGGGGGTCTGACCTATCTTGCCGGAGGCCATGATCTGCCAGATTTGTTTGGGTATTACGGGTTTGACCTTCGCTGCTTCGGCGGCGTCTACCCGACGCCGCCTCTCGTCCGCTATGTTCATTATGTCCAGTTCGTGAGCGATGTAGAGGGCAATGGAGAAGGCCATTATGCGATCATCGTGGTACCCGGGGGCGGCGGCAAGATGGTGCCTCAGGGCACCATCTTTGCGAGGGTTGTCTACGAAAGAATTCATCTCCTCTACGAGTTTGGTCGAGTTAATCTGGATGTCACCTCGGATAACGTATGTTTTGAACATGTCAGTGATGAGCGGACGAGTTTTTGCAGTTGTCCACCATCCGTAATCTCGCTCGAAGTCTGCATCAGTTTTAGTAGCTCTTCGTCCAATATAGAAGTTAGGATAGCCCATTCTCTGAAGCTCCACTTGCGTGACGGTCCCCGGCGATCCGAGGTTACATTCAATAGCCATAATTGCAGGTAGGTCCATCTCAATGTCCCTATATATGTGTCCAAGCACCCAAGCGACCTTGGCAAGATCCAAGTTATTGATATCCCCGCACCACTCCGCCACTTGCTCATCTTTACTTCGAGTTGTTCCGACTCGAAGTACTTCGATAGCAGCATTGTCTTTCCCCACCCCGTAAGAAGCGTCCACAGCACAGATATACATGTTGCCTTTTTTGGGGAGATCCCACATGACGAGAGTGTTGTCATACTTAATTCCTGATTCATCTGCTAGCCAACTCTCTAAGTTTATCTTACGAAGCTTTTTAGTATCGATATTAACTTCAAAAACGCCGATTGGCGTCTTGACGTTATCGCGTACGCGAGAGCGAACGTCGATAGGAAAGACACTCCTAAGACCAGTTTGGAAAGCTTCCTCGACGGTAGAGGGGTACTCTTGGAAGAAGACATCTAGCTTGTCCTTCGCTTCGAAATCTCTACGAGTAATTTGATAGAAGGCAAGCTGTTCTCTATCAAGTACAATATCCGACTCTCTCTGAACACGTTGGGCCATAGCCAAGGTGGCAGGTCGAAACTCGATACCAGAGGCATCAAGGCGGTTGTTTGGGCGAAGGAACCACGCCGCAAAAATGGCATTGAAGCTAGTCTCTTTATGCCAAGCCGCTTGGAAGTGGTCATGAAACCAGTTACCCTTTGCGCCCGCGCCAGTGGATTCCATGAGGATAACGGAGTGATGCTTCCTAGAAGAGTTGAATGCTGGTAAGAGGTCTTCATCTATGTACCCCGGAAATTCCCATGTGCTAAGCTCCGTCAAATGCGCGATGTCAATGTTCATTCCCTGCCCTAGGGTTGTCTTTTGGTTACCGGCTCCCACGATGACATCTGAATCCAGCGCCGGGAAATGAAGGTGCGTTCCTTTAACGCGCCCCTCAATGTTGGGGCGGAGCCAACCCGGAAAAGCGTCATACATGCGCGTGAGGATTTGGTATAGCTTAAGGGAGTTATCAGGGTGGTCACTAGCGACCAGTCCTTGAGTGTTAGCGTTAAGAAATACCAAGTGTGCAATGAGCGCCTCCCCGATAACAGTCCCGCCGACTTGGCGAGACTTAAGGAGAACGATGGGAATTTTACAGCTAGGTGCATCACTTTGCCTCTCTTCTTCCATAGCGAGGGCGTCAAGCACTCGCCTCTGTGAAGGCCACGGGATAATGGTTTCTAGGCGCTTTTCGTCCGTCAAGATTTTGCAGAAGCGTGTTAGGAAGTATTCAAAGTCCACCTTCGCTAGAAGGCGATTAGAGAAGACAAACACTGCCTCCTCAGCCGACAGGGGTCGGCTGGGAGAGCCGACCCCATCCCAAGAGATGTCCTTCATGCGGAATTCAAATTCCTGCACATCTGCCATAGAATAGCGCAGAATTTTGGTATTGAACGCCTTTTCGAGGCGTTCAACCGCGGCTTGAACTATTCTTGGTGAGTACACGGGTAGGTGCTAGTAGTAGTGTAGGTAATCCAAGGTTGCCAAGGATTGGCGGGTTGAGTGGGGTAGATGGGATAATTAGGATAGGTAGTGAGTTGCTGGCGCTTCAGCTTTCCACACTTCGCGCAGCGCTGATCGCAATCACAAATGTCATTGTTAACTACCTGATAAAAATCTTGGATATTGGTACTAGTCATGGCTTATAACCTCTGCTTCTACTATCGGCGCGTGACGCCTGTAAAGGATTTCGTCTGCTGTTTTGCTCATTTTCTCTAGCAAGCCATCTTGGCTTGCTAGATTATTGACTTGAGTGTTCTGTTGGACTTGCACGAGTGGGGACCGCTCGGGCAAGACTTGGGCCATTTCTAGGGCTTTGCTCATGGCAAAACGCTTGTGTTCGGAGGCTTGGAGGCAGTGCCCTGTCCCGCGGCACGAGGGACAGCGGAGGGTGAGCTTTACACTGTCCGGACGGGACTTTACGAGCCCGACGCCGAAACAAGTCGCACAATCTACCTCTTGGTCGATCGCATGGCGCATCAAGTCTCGCAAGAGACTTGGCATGGCCTTGTACATCTCGACTACTGTGGCTAGTTTGTTGAGGGCGATGGCTCCCTTGGCATAAGCATCAATAGCTCCCGCGAGATCTGCCTTGCTTTCTGCAACTGCTCGGGCGAAACTCCAACGAGGTTCAGCGACCAGTACGTCCCGAAGGCGCTCGAGACTTTGATTGAGATTTCCAGCGGCATCAAGCTTCTCGATGATGTCTTCTCGTCCACTAGTTAGTTCCTTTTCAAATTTTACCGCCGTGCGCGAGGCAGCATTCTTATAAATTCCATCGAGGGAGTGTACGACGATCTGTCCTGCCTTTGACTTTCTACTTCTCGCTACTTCCCTGTTTAAGAACATCTCTGGAAGCTGGGATGCCGGGACGCCCGTCGCCATCAAAGCCTGTCCCACCTTCTTCCGAGCCCTCCGGACCTCGGTTGAGGCCCCAATTAGATCCGAAAAGGACCGGACCGAACCGTCCTTCAGGGGCAACTCCGATTTCCGTGGTCTGCCCCTCTTCCGGCGCGGCAATTCCTCCACCGGGGGCGTCACCAATGTATATACCGCGGCCTCGGTCGTCAACTGGTCGGTTAAGGAGGAGACGTTCGAGGAGAGCAGCAACGGTTGCGTCATCGGTATCATATATTTCACCTTCTCCCTGCGGTGCAGGGACGTCGAGGACTACTCCTCGGTCTTGTAGGTCTCGCTCGTAGAGGGCTCGGATGCCCTCAAGAGCATCGGCAATGCGAATTAGGGACTTGGGTTCAAGAAATGCCATTACTCAACACCCTCTGGGTCTTCGCTAGGATGCCCAGCAAGGGCCTTCCTTGCCACCACGACGCGTTCTGGCTTAGGGATGAACCTATTGAGCCTAGTTCGCCTTTTGGCTGCATAAAACTCCTTTAAATTGGTTGCGGAGGCGGGAATCGAACCCGCTACCCCGAGTTTATGAGACTCGAACTCTACCATTGAGCTACTCCGCGTCTTTTTACGGTGCGTCTTGCGACATAAGTAGTATAACACACAACGTAGTTGTGTGTCAATAGTCCCGTCTAAGAACTCGCTTGGTGGTTTTCGGCTTTCGGTTAGTGAAAGCCTAACGGACGTCGGCCTCGCGGCCGACGCTTTCACTAAATCGGGGTCATTTTTTCAGAATTCAATGAAAATCCCCATAACAGGGCCCACTTTTTTCGAAAAGGGGCTGTTATATGGGGTTTTTGCAAAAAACCCCATCCTTTAGAATCAACGACTTACAAATTTTCATCGTCCCTTATAGTATATAGTAAATCATAGAAAATGCTAAAGCCTGAACTTTAAGAATATTCAGTGAATACTGCCCATAACGGCCCTTTTTGGGGCCGTATGGGATGCCCGGCAAACGTAAAAGTGCCCGAAACCTCGTTGAAAATGCATGTTTTCACCCTCTGGGTTCAAACATCGGGGCTGGTGCCCCGTTCATTTCTAGGCCGTTGCCTAGAAAGAAAAAAATCTTTAGTTGCATGAAGTCCCACCCCCTACCCCCTACCATAGTGACCCTCTCGGACAATCCAAATAATTGAACTTTCTCAATTATGCGCGCAGAATTTGCGCTCAGACACCATGTCTGAGGCATTCTAAAGGAGTTAGCACCCGCAAACTTTGCGCTTCAAT